GACGGCGACAACCACCGCTACCTGCAGGCCGACCGCGACAGTTACAGCGGCGTGCGCGCCTACTACTACGAGCTCAACAGCGCGGAGAAGAAGGAAGCCATCGCCGGCGGCGGCGACAACCTCAAGGACCTGCGCCACACCTACACCGACCAGGAGGCCGCCCTGCGCGCCGCCCGCGCCGAATGGTCCCGCCTGCAGCGCGGGACCGCCACGCTCAGTTACACCCTGGCAAAGGGCCGGCCGGACCTGATCCCTGAACTCACCTACAGCCTGATCGGCGTGAAGGCCGACATCGACGCCGTGGTCTGGCTCGGCGCCAACGTGCGGCACTCATTCACGCCGGACAGCTACACCACCGCCCTGGAGCTGGAATCCAAGCTGCCGGACGCCGACGACATCGCCGACCTGGCCGAGGAGGGGAGCTATACCGGGATTGTCGCCTGGTACCGCGACGAGAAGGCAGGCACTCAGCACAAACTCACCGAAGGGGACCAGACACGGCCGCGCCGTCTGCTGCACCTCTACGCCAGCAAAGCCAGCGCCCAGCGCGCCGTGGAGCGGGAATGGAAGCGGATGCAGCAAGCGAACGCGTAAGCGAGCCACAGCCTGTTCCGGCAGAGCCGCAGCGCTCCGCCTGGGAGCTGATCGACGAGGAGTGGAGGGAATCGGGCGAGGCGCCGATGTGCATGTAGCACGGGCATGAAAAAGGCGCCTTTCGGCGCCTTTAGTGTTTCTGGGTTTCGGCCAGCACCGATACGAAGCGGATCACATGCGCCCTGTCCGTCGGCGTGCATTGCCGGTACCAGCGCAGCAGCGCCCGCTCGGTTTCACTCACGGTTTCGACCAACTGCGGCACTTCCTGGGCAGCCTGGCGGGCTTGCTTCTGACTCGACAACATGCGCGAACTCCATACGCTGACTACTGTATGCACGTACAGTATATGAGGGATGGCAGTTTGCCAACGCGTCAACAATTCGCACAGGCTGGCTCTTACGGCGTCATCAGCCCCCAGATCCAATAGAACAGCGCGGCAAGCAGGCACAGATAAATGAGTCCGGAAATGCGCACAGCCCTGAAGGCCACGGAATTAGTGGCTCCACACTGGGGGCAGTTCTTTGCATCGTCGGCAATCTGAGCGTGGCAGGTCTTACAGCTGATCAATGCCATTTCTGTTACTCCCCCTCGGTGATGCAATGCTCAACCATCTCGTACTCGGTACCCCACTCACGCTCACAGCGCTGACGTAC